TNGNNNNATNNNTNNAAAAAGGATTTGTTTCTACTCTATATTTCATTATGTCTTTTCTCGCTTAATTTTATTTTCTGTGTAATTGCCGGTTTCCTATACTAGATTCATGCTAGTTTTAAGGGGTAGCTCCCTGATTAGTTCATGTTAGTGTATAATTCTGCAAATAACTCGCTAGGAATACGCTCTAGCGCTTTTTGTTGTAAGTGGATGGCTTTAATTCTATCTTGTGTTTTGGTTTTAATGTCTTCTATAATTTCGGATGTTGAGACCACTTGTTCATAGTAAATGTTAGCTTTATAAATGAGTCCTTGCTCTTTTAACTCCTTGTTAGCCATTTTTTCAAGCGTAACTTCATGTAATACTTCAACATTACGATAATGACCGTTTTTGAGGTCGAATTTTAGCCATTTTTTACGCTTCCATTTATATAGAATGATTCTGCAAGCTTCTGAATTCCCAAAACCAAGAAAAGAAGCGATTTCTGTTAATGTTTTCCCTTCAATTTCAGATAGTTTATAAGCGACGTTTCTAAATAACACTCTCGGATTTCTTTTTTTCTTAATCATATTGTCTTGATTTTTGAGCACACAAAAAGCGCACTCCCTTTCTGTTTTTTGTGTTGACTGAAAAAGAGTACGCATGTATAATATTTACGTACCTGTTTTCAGGTCGGAAGCTCCTAGCGTGTGCGGTCGCCAAACTACAACACGTTAGGGGCTTGTTTTTCTATTTGAGACGGTCAAACTGTTCATCTATTCCGTTTCTGATTATCTCAGACTTTGAAAGAGATGTTTTCTTTTCGATTTGCTCTAGTTTAGACTTGGTTTCATCATCAAGCCTAACCCTCAGCATATAATCTTTTTTGCTTTCAGTTGGTCGTCCTCTTCTTACAGTAGCTGTCATAGAGTTTTATCACTCCTTTCTGTCGCTACAAAATAAATTATATTATGTAGCTACATAATTTGTCAACCCCTAAATTAAAAAAACATGCGTATTCTATTTTCAATGTGCAAATGGTTCACAAAATAGAGTACGCATGATATACTATTTACGTACTCACTTTGTGGGTCGAGCGATAGCATAGTAACCAAAAATTGGCGTTGGCGGTTACTGTGCTATTTTTTTGTTTAGTCTGACAAATCTTCAAGGGCTTTTCTGATTGCTTCTGGCTTTGTTAAGCCATGATTATCAGCATATGCTTGTACCTTTTCATCAAGTCCTTGGCTAATTCTAACCGTTATCTTGATATTGTTCGGTTGCTCGCCCTTTGGTGGTCTGCCGACTGCTCTTTTGTCAGTCATTGTATACCTCCTTAGTTTTGACGACATAATTATTATAATTAAGTCGTCTTAATAAGTCAACCCCTAAATCAAACTTTTTTGCGTACTCTATTCAGTTGTTAAAGGACTAATTTTTTAATATCGTTATATTCTGCATTGAGCTCCAATAGGACAATTACTTTTTGTTCAAGTTTTCTATATCGCGTCAACTCATCAGCACTTAGGCAATCTAATGCAATTTCATAACCTACCCGTGACTGTTTCAGTTGTTTAGCAGTCTGTCCTGTGACAGATTTTAGCAAAAGGTCGCTAATAGCCTTGTAGCTCCATTGATTAAAGTGTTCCCAATCCTTGATAGCTTGTGTTAATTCTTTATGATTAGACTTTTCAAGCTCTCGTATCAGTTTAAAGTTAGCGTTTTCTCTTTCTAGTTCTTCGATATGGTCATAAATCCATTGACGAAAGATTTTACCTTTCTCCGTTTTGGACAGCATACCGATCTCAAAAATTCCTCGCTTATTGAATAGTCGGGTCTCGTATTGTTTGCCATCAGTAGCTGACAATTTGTCAGTAACTGAAAATCGCTTTTCTTTGAGGTAGGGTTGGCGCTCTATCATCTTTTCAATAGCATTTCGGCTCTTATATCCAAATCTCTGCGCTAATTGTTCAATCGTCACAAAAATATTTCTATTCCTGTCCAGATAAAAATCAATTTCAAGTTCTCCAAAAGAACTTTTTACTTGTTTTATGATATTCACTGTTTTACCTCGTTATTTGATTATTGTTGTTTTGTCGGGGAGAACTGCAACTGTTAAGTCGTTGCCTGCTCTGCGGTAGTATGATACAATGGAAGTATCAAATCTTTTACTAAAACCCCTTTAATAATAGCTTGCCTGCTTTATTATTTGAGTTTAGTTATACTAGTTAAAGGCTGTGCTGATTGGTCTCGGTAAGCCTTTTTTTGTTGCTCTTGATTATTGATTAATAATTGCCTTGTTCAATGTCATTCAAACGCTTTTTCTCTGCTTTGCGATTATAGATTAGAGCTTTGTCATCAAGCATGAGCGATACGCCTTCCAATACGTTGAAAATTTCCTGTGTGATTGCTTCAAACTGTTCGCGATCTGCATTTGGTACTTTGTCAGCGTAACCCTGTGCTAGCTCAGCTAAATCAACACCTTCATCAATCCATTTCTTCAACTCTTTGTAAGTTGTTGCTTTCATAATCATTTCTCCTTTATCCACGCGCATCACTGCGCTTTTTTTATTGTGTTTTGGTTATAGATAGCTTCAGATACACTAAAATTTAAGCCGTATTTTTCTTTAACCTTGATTAGTTCAACCGTTTCATCAAGGATAGGCTCACGGTCTCGCAACATGTTTTCTGTCATCTCGTTTTTACTAACCATCTTAGGATAACCATATAGGTCAGAAACGGCTTTGTTTGCGATAGTGTTTGCTTTGATAAGGTCTTTCTTAGTTGCATTTTGTAAGCCATCGACAAGCCTATTCATAGCCTTCTTTTGATGTTCTTTATCAAATATTCTAAATACTTGGAAGCCCTCTAGCCCTGTGCTTTGGCGTAGTTGTTTGATAATCTCAAATACCCATAATTTAAAGGTTTTGGCTTCCTTCTTACGACTTGAGAAGATAGTTTCATAAATGCCAAACTCATTAACGATTAACATTTCTTGTTGACGCCCTAAACTATCTGCGACGTGGTTGTTTGAAACAACCTCATCTCCCAAACGTTGTTTAATAAATTTTGGATTCAGATCTAGTGCTTTAGCAATATCAGCTAGCACCGCCCACCATTCATTTTGGTGCTCTACAAATCGGATAGTATATCCATTCCAATGTTCAGTTTTCATTTGCGTCCTCCTAATCTTCGTGTGTGAGTTCAATTAAGTCAGTTAATTGACACTTAAAAAAAAATACATAAACTGATTAAAGTAGATAGTTTAATATCTGTTTTGCCATTAATAAATTTAGAAATGGTAGATTTGGATATACCTGTTTTTTCAGCAACTTCACTAGCTTTAGTATTATTTAAAGCCATTACTATATGCAAATTATTTTTTACCATGCAACATAATTCCTTTCTTATATGGTTAAATTATAGCGTAATCGATATAACTTATGTTTATGTTAACAGAAATAGTTTATGGTGTCACACGTAAAAACTTATTTCATAGTTTATTTTTTTTAGTTATTACGCTATAATAAAGAAAAATATTAAGGAGTAAATAAATGTTAATAAACAGATTGGCTATACTATTGGCAGAAAGGTCGTTAAGTGGTTCTCGCTTGGCAGTTGATACTGGAATTGCGCAATCGACTATTTCTAAAATTACTTCTAACAAGTCAAAGCAAGTTGATTATGCGACGGTAAATACTATATGTAATAACTTAAAAGTTACTCCAAGTGATTTTTTCGAATATTCTCCAATAGATTATGATATATCGTGTGTGAAGGACGAAGATGATTCTTCAATATTAATTTTTATTAAAGTCTCAAAATTTGACACTAAAATTTGTACCTTAGAGTTTAAAGCTGTTCCGAAATATTATGTTAACCAAGATCAACCTGATTTTTTTGAAGAATCAAGTTTATCAATAGATAAAATAAAAAAAGAATACACAAAAGTAGACAAATTGATAATTAGTCTTGAAGCTAAGAATATTAATAAAGAAAAATGTGACGATTTCTATGATTTGCCTATAGTTTTTCAAAATATTTTAAAAAATGATTTAATGGAAAAAGTTGGTTATTTTTTAAAAAATGAGATTATTAATGTATTTTCTGACGAATTTACCTTCAAAAAAAATTCATTCGGTCGTGTTGATTTGCTTTATTTTAATAGTAAAGCAACCGATCATAGGATAGATATATTTTTAGGCTCTGAAATATCTGATTGGGCAGAAGAAGAGTTACCATTCTAACCCCACCAGAAGACTACCACGTGCCAGTATTTTCAAGGGTTTTATCTATATAAATAAAACCATGTTATCTGTATTTAAACGCTTTATACAAAGGAGAAAAATTTATGCCAAGAAAAGTAAATAAAGTAATTTATGTTCTATTAGCTCTGTTTTTAGGTGAATTTGGCTTACATAAATTTTATGCCGGTAAAACAGGAACAGGAATCCTATACCTTATTTTCTGTTGGACATTTATCCCTGGATTCATTGGAGTTGTTGAAGGAATCTTAGCAATCCTAAAACCAGCCGATCAAGATGGAAATTTCTATATATAAAGAATTATTATCTTCCACAGCTTTTACTGTATTCCGTATCTGAAAAAGATTCACGCTAATTCAGCAATCAAGCTGTTCTTGCTTTTGGTTATCTGGTAGGGTGGCAATAAGGTAGAGAGCTTCTGTTCCGATATTTCCCAACGTCGGGAAATTTGGTAATTCATGAGCTATTTTCATCATTCACTTTGCAAAAGTATAATCGATTTCCAACTTATGCAACTACTCCTCCAATAAAAGCAATGGCAGTTAGAAACGTTTGTCTCTTTAATGATGTGATAATTTAGTATTCTTATCTTCGGGGTGGGGGGTCGTGCGATAAAAAAAGCAATATTTGGAC